GCTCACCATTACGCTGGATGGCGGTGTTCAGGAGGAAGGCAAAGCTAAGCTCTTGGGTAATCGTGTCACACGTCTGCTTGGCAATAGCGAAGTCAGCCTGCTTCTGCATCTGCAGCACAGTCACATCTTCAGCGTTGCCTTCCTTCACGGCACCTGATTCGCTCTCAGTGAGCACTCGGAGCTTGGTGGTGGAGTTAGGCTTGACCAGGAAGAGGACCTTGGCTGCAGCAGCGGAGCCCTGAACGATGGCCTTACGGAGAGCATTGAGGGACTTGATGTCACCCAGGTACTCTTCCACAAAGCTGCGGCCATAGTCTTCGCCATCGACTGCGATGAAGCGGAGGGGAATCCACGGGGACTTACCCAGCGGATACGAGCCACGCGTACCGGGAATCTCGATGCCATTGGCTTCTTGATAGACCTCCCAGTTCTTCGGGGTGCGCTTCACGCTGGTGTAGACATCCACCACGTCCTCGTTGTCATCAGCCTTCTTGTTCGCCAGTACGGACTCACGGATACCCTCAGGGAGCTCCATCGGGGACACACACTCTTTCGTGATGTGTTCCAGGACGTTGCCCATAGGGTCCCGCTTGACCACGTAACGGTCCAGCCGGAAGGTCTTCATGCCGCCTGTGGGGGCCAAGAAGAACAGCACGTTGCCCGTGACCAGCAGCAGCTTGATACCCTCGAATGCAGAGGTGCGGATAGTGCTTGTTTCGATGTTGGTCATGACTGACCGCTCCATCCCGCTCAGTGCATTCTCAATCTGGGCGCGCATATCTTGGCGGCCAGTGAGCTTCTGCATGGTCACATCATCCACCACAAGGCGGAAGAAGGGAGAGTTCGGGGGGAGTAATGCTAGGAGGAGCTTAGCTGCCAAGTTGTTCACCGCACGGGCACCGAAAGACTGGTACGGAGTGGGGAACTTGGTGGAGCTAGTGGAGCCCTCAGGGGGGAGTAAGGTGGGGATGGTCAGCTTCGCACAGTCCCGGCTACGCTCCAAGAACGTAAGGCGGTCAGTGCTGAGCTTGTCATACCGTGCCTTGAGACTGGCGGTAACGTCACCCATTACTTCGGAATCGTCAGGCCAGATGCAGCCGATGCTGCGGGTGTAGCGAGGTCGATACGGAGAGCGTTACGGCCCGTTGAGGCAGCCCGTTGACCACCTGCAGTGTTGGTGCTTGCGGTGTTCTCTGGGTTGGCCATCGGAGCCGGGGTCTGGGCGGGTGCCACAGTCTGCTGCTTCGGGGCGCTGGGGGCGCTGCACATGGTGGGGATTACCTCAGGAGGGGTCGTTCACCTCTGCGTACTTAGCGTGCAGGGTTTCGATTAGACGGCGCTCACCGACTTTGATCCAGAGTTCCGCTAGGGAATCTTTAGGGTCGGGGAGGCACAGGGGATGCAACTCATCGAGACACTGAAGGAGCTCAGCGGTGATGAGGTTGCCAATGCGTTCGGAAAGGTTCATGGATGCCGGGACTCTCTTAAGATAATCTTATATAAGTTTTTTCGGCATACTGCGAGAGTGAGGGTTAAGACCCCTAAATCCCGCAGAAGCCGAGCCAGTAAGCATCTGCGGGAATCGAGTTAATCCACCAAAGTGCCGTCTTCGATGAACTGCTTCAGCAACTCGATGGAGTGGATTGCCTTGTCCAAGTCCTCCAAGCGCTTCGCCTTATCACCCTTCTTCCGGGTGATGTACTTGATGGCCGTGTGCTCACATGCGTTGAGCCCGTTGGCAATCGAGTACTCCATCGGTTGAATCTTCAGGCCCTTGTAGTGGGCCCCACCGATTTGCCGATGGAGGGCATCAGTCAGCGGCTGAGGGGCTTCGTACTGCATCTGCGCTTCTTGCGCTTCCGCCTGGAGTACCCACTGGTGAAGCTCTGCGGATGTCGGAGCGGGATTGAAGAACTCAATCGGCTTCCACTGGGGCAACACCGGGCCCCCGCGAGTCTCCGATGCGGTACAGGTCCAGCACCCTGCGGGGATGTCGTCCAGGACGCTCGCTTGGGCGTGGCTGCCGCACGTATTGCAATCTCGTTCCATTACACCGGGTCCTTATAGTTGAGGCAGCTTGCCGGGGTTGAGAACCACTGGACCACATGCTTGTCATGCTGGGTGCAGCGGACGCCACCATTGGCAACGTCCACCTTCCCATGTACACAATCGAGGCACGTCTTATCGTTCTTTACGGGTTCCACAGAATCACTTCCTGAGTTTTGAAGTTGTAGTCATCGGCCCTGCAGATGCGGGCCAGTTGAGCTTGGAGGATTGCGTCATCCTCGGTGAGGCCCTTCTTCTCGAAGGCAGCCACGATGTCCACCCACGCCATGTCATCCTCAAACACGGAGTCATGCTTGGTCTCGTGGCAGTGCGCCTCTAGAATCCCTTCAGCCTTCTTAGGGCCAATCCCCGGGCAACCCTTATAGTTGTCCGTGGAGTCCCCTACGAGGGTCTGATAGAAGTGGTAGTAGTTGGCGCTGTGCTCATCCACGAGGCGCGGCTTGTTGTCCTTAGCGGGATTCCACAGCCACCCGGGGATGGTCTGCATATCCTTGTCCTCCGATACGATGATCTTCCGACCGGGGACCAGCGTGGGGTGCGTAGAGAGAATCCCCATGATGTCATCTGCTTCCATCGTGGGCTTCCGATAGCTGCGGTAGTTCTCAGCCATGTAGTCCTTGACCGCTGACAGGTACACAGGGCGCTTCGAGTAATCCCGGTTGGCCTTGTAGTCCGGGTAGATGGCCTTGCGCCAGCCTTCCTCGGTGGGGCAGGAGAGGCAGATGATTAGCTCATCGGCCTTCGTGTGCTCCAGATACTCAGCCAGTAGGGCATCGATGCGGGGCGTGGTGTCCTCCCACTCCTCCACATCAACACACTCAAGGGTCTCTCCGGTTTCATCATCGAGGAACTTATGGGTCTTCTGTGCCGTGGAGGCAATCTTGAAGGCCACAATGTCCGCATCAATCAGGAGAGTGGTCTTCAACCGAACACCTCTTGGTCAAGATGCCGGTGCTCCACCGGGATGTACAGGGAGAACTCAGGGAACCGCTGACGGAACTTACTGGTCCACCTGCGCATCGAGCGGTCGAACTGCTGCTGGTCTTCACAATGGCTGAGTGTGAACGTCTTGAATCGCATGTCCAAGTGGAACGCCTCGGTCGAGCCAAACACTAATGGGCTGCCGATGTACCACGCTTGGCAGATGCCAAAGTCATGGCACTTAGCGCGTTCAATCGGGTCCAGCCCGGGGGCCAGTACGATAACCTGAACGGGCACATGCTCCAGCGGATGAGGAGCGAAGGGGTCCGCGTCTTCCTCTTGAATCTCGTAGACGTGCTCTACCTCACCACCAGCACCTGCGTACTCTGCGGCGATGATAGGGCTCACGTTGAAGGCCCCAAAGGCTTTCGCCAGCTTCACATCGATGTTCGGCTGCGAGGGCACGAAGACATCAATATCCTTCACAGGGCGGCCCAGGATGTGGTCACGGCAGGCACCCCCCGCGATGAGGGCTCCCGTGATCCCAGCGTCCTTGAGCTTGCTGAGGATTTCTTCGAATTGGTCGAACAGGTTCATTGCATAGCCTTTGTAAGGACTGACTTGGTGGAACCCCAGGCAACCAGCGCTTCCCGTGCGATTGCACAGCGTTGGCTGATGGTCAGGGGCTGGCTGTTGAGGTGGGTGATGACGCCAGCCAAGGACAACTGGCGGTGGGCTTCGAGGAGTTCTTGGGTGTGGAATGCGAGGACTTGAGCGGATGTCACTTGACCACCACATATTTGATGGCCTTGTACTCCACGGGCTGGACTTCGTAGACTACCGAATCCAGATACTCATAGTCAGAGTAGTAGCTGCCAGAGCGCGTCTGGATGACATCGAAGTAACGCCCGCTGGGGATGTGCCGATAGACCGTAGACTGGGATTCGTACTTGTGGTCCACCTCCCATTCGCCCACCTGCACAGCCTCTAGATACTGCTCATCGTGCTCACCGTCTTCATCGAAGTAGGTCAAGATGTCTCTTGCGTCCATCACTTAGGCTCCTTCTGGAACTCTTCGATGCTCGCCTTATCGGCATTGCACGAGAGCAATTGGTTGTCATACGCCTTGATGCAGTCCACCAAGTCCCCGTTGGTTTCCAGCCTGCAGATAGCGGGCTCAGTGGGGGAGGTCAGTGCTTGCGGGATTTGGACTGTCTTGGTCTCGGTGACAATCGGAGCTACGGATTGCGGTGCGCTCACACAGGCTGCTAATGACAGCAGCAGGCACAGGAGCGGTAGCCCAAGCATCAACAGCCACGCTCTGTACACCAAGCTGCTTTCGCTCGGAGACGAACTGGGCAGCGTCTTGCTGGAGGTGTTGTTCATTCGTTGCCTTCTTTTGGATGATGGTGTCGAACTGCTGGAGCTTCTTCACGGCCACTTCCGTAGCACTTGAAGCCTTCGCAGAGTCAGCCTTCAGGGTCACGTTGGTGGCCTGTAGCTGCCCGTTCTGTTGGACTGTGGTGGTGTAGGTGTGGACTGAGAAGTAGCCGATGGAGCCCAAGAGGATGACCACGAGGGCAACGCCGATGTACTTGGCGAGGCTTGGGACTGCGGAGAGGGGGAACATCAGTGCTCCCCCAAGTAGAGGTGGTCAGTCCCCAGTGCGGTGTTGAAGTCCACGTTCCCTGAGTACGGCTCTAGGTTGAGCGCGCTCATGTAAGAGAATCCGCCGTAGTCCCTGCAGTTCACAAACACCTCTGCATCCTCTGGGATGGTCTCCAGATACGCCTTCAGTTCTCTAACGGTTGCCATCAGTTCACCTCCAGGTAAGCCTTACCTTTCCTTGTAGCCAGCCACTTGCGGCCAAACGAGCCACGCTTCTGCTCGGTCGTGATGTACCCACAGGAGGCAGCCATAGCCACCACCTGAGCGTTGGTCCGTGCGTAATCGTTCTGGAGACTGAAGCCCCCGGATTGAGCACGCTGGATGACTTCAGTGAGTCGGTTGTCTGCTGATACTTCTGGCTCAGTCTTCGTGAAGTGCTTCCGCACGAGGACAGTGAGCACCTCCAGTCCAGGGAATTGGAGCATGTGTGTTTCCTTTGGTTAGTGAACGTCTTTCCATGTGGTGCCAATCTGAGCCTCAGCGGCAATCGGAAGGCGGAACTTGAAGAACTCTCCAGCTTTCGCAGCGGCCTCCGTGGTGATCTTGGCGACCACCTCAGTGAGTTCCTCAGGGCACTCAAGCTGCACCTCATCGTGAATCCAGGCCACCTGATGTACGCGGTCCCGGATGCCCGCAGCCTTCAGCCCTAGGTCAACCTCAACGAGCCAGCGCTTGGAGACCAAGGCACCAGCGGATTGGAGTAGGGTGTTCAGTGCGGAGTGGGCAGAGCGGACGTGGAGTTGCCGACCATCAAGGCCAATGAGAACCCCAGCAGACTTGGCCTTGGCCTGCACAGCATCGATGAGGCTCTTTAGAGCGGGGAGGGAGGCCAGGAACTTGTTGCGGAGCTTGGTTCCTTCAGCGCGCCCTTTACCCACGATGGACCCAATCTTCTCCACACCGGCCCCGTAGAGGAACCCGTAGATGAAGGTCTTGGCGTTGGCCCGTGTGGGCAGCCCTGCAGCCTCTTGGTTGGCCGTGTGGATGTCCCCGTTAAGCAGGACCTCACCGTAGGCGCCACCGTCCCAGCGGGCCATGTAGTGTGCCAAACAGCGGAGTTCGATACCTGAGAGGTCAGTGCCCACCAGCTTGAGGCCGGGGGTTGCACGGAACAGGGCACGGCTCTCGCCACCGAAGGGAGCACCTACGCTAGGCACTTGAGCCACGTTAGGCTTGCTGTGGGTGGCCCGACCAGTGACCGCGCCGTTTGTCATCACAGACCCGTGGATGCGCCCGTTCTTCTCGTGACGGAGCCATGCTTCCTTGCCCTCAGCCAACTGCCCCAGCCGCTTGCCAATCATCAGGTAGCGTTGGAGCACCTCAGCTTCCTTGTAGGGCAGCTTTGCTAGGACCTCTTCGTCAACCGTGGGCTTCCCGTCCTTACCGAACTCCAGCGGCTTCCATCCGTAGAGGCGCTTCAGCCAGAGAGCGATGTGGTCCCGGCTCGTGGGGTTGAACTCGGTGAGCTTGATCTTCTGGAAGGGAACATCCGGCTCATAGCCCCGCTTCTTGTCAGCACGCTTCGGGATGAACACCTTGCCATCGCGCATCCACATTGGCTTGAAGACTTCGGTGAGCTCCTCTTCCATCTTGAGCTTCTCCTTGACCAACGTAGCCAGCAGCTTGGCGGCCCCGTCCTTGTCGAAAGAGAACCCACGGCGCTCCTGTGCGGTGATGATCCAGGCCACCTGATGCTCCAGTTCGATAGCCATCTGGGAATAGTTCTTCCCCTCCAGCTTCTTGAACAGGGCCTCGGTTACATCCGTATCGCCACAGCAGTAGTCCTCCATCGGCATGTTCCAGCACTCCCACGGGTCCAAGCCCTTAGCCTTCATCTCAGCCGAGTAGTCCCCCTTATGGAGCCCCAGACGGTGACCCCAGGCCTCCAACGATTGGCGCTTACGGAGATTGCCGGGGAGCTTGCCCTTCTCGTAGAGGGCCGTATCGATGTCCCAGAGGTCCGGGTAGATGAGGCGGGCCATTACCAGCGTATCGAGGACCTTGGATTCATCCAGAGTGAACCCGGGGTAGAGCTTCTGGATAACCGGGTAGTCAAACGAAATCCAATTGTGACCCACCACGAGGTCCGCCTTCTGCAGCAGGGCGAGGCCCTCTTCGATGCTGCGGCCCCCATGCAGGTGGTTGAAGCGGTGATGTTGTCTTGTGTCGAGGTCCTTGAGGACCAAGCAATGAATGGTGGTTACCTTGTCCAGGAACCCATTCGATTCGATGTCAGCGATGAACCTCATTTGACATCCCAGAGATGGCGGCCAATATCAAAGACCACCTTCTTGTGCATGTCAGTCATTACCGCTGCCCGGTCCCGCGCTGTGTACAGGGCCATGTTAGAGACGAAGTACTTTAGGCTTGTCTCCCCGAATTCGGTTGTGTTGCTGCGGACCATCACGTGGAGGCCATCCCGCTGGACATCGTTAACTGCTCGGCACTCGGCAGCCAGTTGCAGTACACGGATGTTGCGGTCCATATACAGAGTCTCAGGGGGCTCGGCCATGCTGTAACGCTGCCCACTCGCTTGCTTCAGGTACTCGTTCTCGCCCTTCAGCTTCAGGTACTGCATTTCCAGCCATGCTTCACGCGGAGTCATCTCCAGCGGGTTGTCATCGAATCGCATACGCTCTCCCTATCGAGTAGCTTTAGAAAATGAAAAGGGCCACCCGAAGGCAGCCCTTGTGTACTTGCTTGTGTGTTACTTAGCTCAGGAACAAGTCCCGCTCTGCTTTCCTGCGTCTGGTCAGCCCAGCGAGAACCTTCCCGCCAGCCTTATCCCATCTCAGGAACTCTTCCGCTGCCCCTTTGATGTCCCCAGCGTTGAGCTTCTTGAGCAGCGTGGAGCTACCCAGATTGCCCAGCCCGAGGTTGAACGAGAAGTCCACCAAGGCATCGAACTGGTTCTGGTTGAGGGGAACCTTAACCAACTTGTTCACTCCGTCCTCAAAGCGAGCGATGTCTTGCATGAGCAAGGAGTCCGCCTGTGCTTGGGTGATAACTACTCCCATGCGGTTGACGATTGAGCCCGTGTGGCCGTAGCCAATGGTCCATACACCCACTGAGTCTTGATACGCGGTCAGCTTGCACCCCTCGAATTGCTTCGTGAGTGCCAAGCCGTTCTTGCTGTATGTGAAGTTCAATCTAGTTTCGGTTGGTAGTAGTTGAAGCCTTCGAGTTGGTAGACCACTTCCACAATCTGGTACTGGTCTACGCTCACGGCTGGGTTGTCACGGACCGCCTTCGCAATGTGGGCAGTAGCCATAGCGCGGGTGGTCCACGGGCCCGCTACGGTTTGCTCACGGTGCCGCACGGTCCACTGGCTAATCTTCTGTTTCATCTAGGGTGCTCAGAAAGGTGCGTCTTCGTCCCAATGGGACTTCTTGCCCTGGGTCTCGTCTTCGAATGGGTTGCCATCAATCGGGAATAACATGCCAGTCTCGGCCGTGTACCCTAAGTAGAGGACCTTCCCGGTAGCCTGACCTGTGTAGCGGTCCTTGAGTCCTCGGAGGGTGGTCACCTGCTGGAGCCGCTCTTCCTCAGCCTGCTGGTCGCGCTCTAGGCCGAAGAGGTAGTGCGCCCAGAAGCCAATTGCACGGGAGCCCTTGAAGTGGCGGATGGTTACCCGGCCACCTTCCTCGTGGCTCTTGCCCTTCTCGGGGGTGGTCAAGTGGGACACGAAGATGATGATGATGTTGAGCTCCTTAGCGAGCCCTGCCATCTCTTTCATGATCTGCTCAAGGCTGCCCTTCTCATCAGCGGTGTCCGCCATCGCCGTGAGGTGGTCGATGTAGATAATGCGGATGCCATCGGAGACAGCCATGAACCGCACCTTGGCCTTCACAACATCCCACTCGGTCTCCCCAAAGGAGTCGTATAGAAGCAGCAGGTCTTCGTGCTCCAGCTTGTCAGCGGCCTCATCTAGTTCCTCCTGCGTCCACCCAGCGTTGGGTACGTGAAACCGCTTGCCGCACATCTTCCCTGCCACCCGCCGCACTGTTTCATCAGGCTGCTGCTCCAAGAAGATGGTGCCCACCCGCTGCTTGAGTACGTTGATGTCGTAATCAATCTGTTGGGTGAGGAAGTCGGTCTTGCCTACTCCAGTACCTGCACCAACCCCATAAATTTCCCCATAGCGGCGGCCGTAGGTCCACTCAGTGAGCTCGGGGAGGAACCAGGGGAGGCCCATAACCACCGGGGTGCGGAGCTTCTCGCGGAGGTCCCCGATGCGCACAAGGCCATCAGGGCGGTACGTCTTGGCACCCCATACAGCATCGATGACTTCGGAACCCCTACCTGCCAGCAGCATCTCGTTCGGGTCCTTGAAGCCGTTCGGGAGGCTGGCCACCTTGCACTTGCCGGGAGTGAACAGTGGGGCACATTCGGCTACCGCTGCTTGCCCCGGTTCGTCCATATCGAACAGCAACACAATTTCCTCGAACTGCTCAAGCCACTCAAGGTGCTTCTGCAGGGACTTCTTGGCCCCCTGTGCCCCATTAGGTACGGAGACAACAGGCCACTTGTTGCCTTGGAGCTGGGAGACGGTCATGCAGTCAATCTCGCCTTCCGTTACCACCACCTTCTTGCCGCCATCCCTCCAGAGTTGCTGACCGAAGAGGCCAGCGTTCTTGAAGTCTCCGAGCGTGACAAAGTTCTTGTCAGCGTCCCGCATCTTCTGGGCAACCATCTGCTGCCCATCAAAGTACGGCGCCAGTTGAACCGTGTTGCCCTTACTGCTGGTCCCCACGGTGTACCCGAACTTCCTACAGGTTTCCTCGCTGAGCTTGCGCTTGCTGAGGGCCTTTACTTCTCCATCCAGAATCAGGTCTTTTGCCATTGGCTTCCTTGGGGTGTGTTCTACAGCCCCATCTTCGGAGCCCCTCTCGCGGTGCTTACAGACGAAGCAGTACGCGTGGTTATCGGTGTATCGAGCGAGCCCGTCCGAGCTACCACAGGAAGGGCACGGCTCATGTTGGAGGAACTCGCTTTCAGTCATCAGCGGTCGTAGGCCTCTTCAGCCACATCGAGGTCCTCTTGAAGGGCGTGAAGGGTCTGCTCAGCGTGCTCAAGCATCTGCGAGAAAATCCAGGTATCCCCGCCTTCCTCCGCAGCTTCACGGATGGATGCCTTCAGGTCCTCTACTTCCCACTCCGCTTCAACGATGGAGTCTTCGAGTTCGGAGATGTATGTAGCTTGGGAGTTGGTCATTCCAGTACCCCTTGGTTCTTCAGTTGGCTGTACGTGCGGAACCCAATGGTTGTCGAGTAGCCGCGTTGGGTGTCACGGGATGTCTTAGGCTTCTTCAGGAGGGCCTCCCAGATGCGCACACTGAGGTCCGTGGGGACCGTGAGTTCAATGGCGTCTTCGAATGCGGTACGGAGGGTGGTCATTAGATGACCTCCAGTTCATGGGCATCGAAGCGCCCCACGTCGCCGTCCAGGTTGTCCAGCGCCACCCGCACAGGCCACCCGTAGCTGTCGATGCTGATGACCGTTCCCAGCGCCTCTTCCAGACTCAGGCGGGAGCGAACCCGAGCGCC